CTGTTTAATTCGCCTCACGGCTCATATTGTAGTGACTAGTAGGTGTCGCTACGCGACGACACGCCGATGACTGGTATGCTCTCTAGTATGGGAACTGAATACGATGCCAAGCGTTGTAACTCTTGTGATGAGATACACCCATTAAGTAATTTTCATAAGAGTAAAGAGGGTTCCAATGGTGTAATGGCAAGCTGTAAGCCTTGCTATAACAGCAAGATAAGAGTTAAGTATAATCCTCTAGTACGTAAATCTCATAAACTTAAGTATAAATACGGCATTACTCTTGAAGACTACAACAATAAACTTAAAGAACAAGGTGATGTCTGCGCTATCTGTAAGTCAGATAAGCCTGGTGGTAACGGTGACTTTTATGTAGATCATAACCATACGACAGGTCAGGTTCGTGGACTGTTATGCCATTGGTGTAACTTTATGATTGGACAATCTAGGGAAAACCCAGAGATACTAAGCGCAGGTATTGATTACCTCAAGAAATGGAGCAGTCCTTGACGACTATCGCGGCACTTGAAGGTATTGATTACGCTGTTCTAGTAGCTGACTCACAGATTACCGAGGACAACCTAGTAACGTTAGCCACTACCACGCCAAAGATTATTGAAGTGGGTAAGTATCTCATTGGTATATCAGGTGATACTAGACCTGGTGACATCCTTGCCTATAACTGGAAACCACCGCTTTATCGTGGTGAAGACCCAGCACAATTTATGGGTCGCAAGATTATCCCAAGTATTCTCACAGCATTTAACGACAACAACTACGACTACAACAAGGTGGACAAAGATGGTGGCTTCGATTATCTCATTGCTTTTAACGGCAATATCTTTCGTATTGCTTGTGATCTCTCTTTTTTCCAAGCAAATCACGGAGCGTACGGCATTGGTAGTGGGGGTCAACTTGCTCTTGGCTACCTGTATTCAATTTGCAAACCTGATATGGAGTTAGCCTACGCCAAGCGACACGCACGTAAGGCAGTAGAAATCGCGTCGGTCCTTGACGCCAACACTGGTAAACCCTTACAGTTAGTGGTTCAGGAGAGGATGTAGGAATGTACAAAGAAAGAGACATAGGAAAGATGTGGCTATCTTATGGTCACAACTTTAAGCAAATAGGTTTTGGTCTTTTCATTGACAAGTACCGTATCAGTATTGATGTGTTGTTCTTCTTTGTAGTGCTGGAATACAAATGAAAATGACAGATGAGTACGCTGCCCAATACTTTCATAAGATGGGTTGGATGTGGGCAAGATTAGAAGCAATGAAATATGATAAGACTTGGGGTGTTCTTACAGCCAAGTCAAATGAAAAAGATTTACGCAAGAAGATTTCTCAAGAGATTGAGGCTAAGCGTGCAAAGTATTTAGAACTAGCAAACGATAAGCAGTCTGAGGACTACCAATTTTATCTAGGCATTTGTAATGGTATGAACTATGCAAAAGTGATAGTGGAGAACCCTAAAAATGACTGACCCGAAAGAACTACTACTTACTGCACTACGTTCGGGTGATGCGAAGCGTTCACGATCTACACAGGTACAGATTGGTCCATCAGAGTTAGGTGGCTGTCGTCGTAAGGTGTGGTACCGACTTAACGATCAACCAGAGACTAACGATAATGAGATGAAGTTAGCAGCCATTATGGGTACTGCTATCCACGCAGAGATTGAGCGAGCACTAGCAGATAACCCTGATGTAATGATTGAAACATCTGTTGAGTACAACGGAATGAAAGCACATATTGACTGCTTCGTTCCTGGTACTGGTGATGTCATTGACTGGAAGACAAGTAAGGTAAAGAACCTTTCATACTTCCCAACAACACAACAGCGTTGGCAGGTGCAGACATACGGTTATCTACTGGCCAAGAATGGTCACGATGTAAAACGTGTATCTCTAGTAGCCATTGCACGTGATGGTGATGAGCGAGACATCAAGGTACACACAGAAGATTATGACGAGACAGTTGCACTGCAAGCATTGAACTGGTTGGCAGCAATCAAGAGTGCAACAGAGGCACCAGATCCAGAACGCGATAGTAGTTACTGTAAGTTCTATTGCAAGTTCTACGATGCATCAGGTGAGATGGGATGCGTTGGTATAAAAAAAGAACATACGGCAGTCAGTGATGTAGTCATTGATGATGCTGACATTGACAGGAATGCACTGCTCTACTTACAATTAGCAGCGCAGATTAAAGAGTTAGAAAAGCACCAAGATTCTTTGAAGACTTCTTTCGAGGGACTACTAGGTACAACACCTAGTGGAGTAGAAGTCAGTTGGACAACTGTCAAGGGACGTGAAAGTATTGACAGTGAAGAGGTAGAAAAACTACTTGGGTTTGTACCTAAGAAGTTTGGTAGTGAATCACAGCGGTTACAAATCAAACAAACTGGAGGAAAGTAAATGGCTGCAAATGCAACAACAAAAATCCAAGTCAATTATGGTAAGGATGGCGTACTCGTTAATGTTTACGCAGACAATCAAGCAGAATTAGAAGCGCTACTGGCTAGTGTGCAGGATGTAGCATCATTGATTAACTCTGTTAATGGATCACTACGTGGTGCACCAGCACCAACAGTTGCATCAGTTGCAGAATCATTTGGTGCAACACCAGTTGCAGCACCTGCACAACCACAGGTAGTAGAAGGACAAGCACCAACCTGTAGCCACGGCAATATGACATACCGTACTGGTACGTCAGCACGAGGACCTTGGAGAGCGTGGATGTGCTCTGCACCAAAGGGTGCAGTAGATAAGTGCGACCCTATCTTCCTAAGATAATTAAATGCGGGAACCTCGTGATTACGAGAACCCGCTGTGTGCAGAGGTAAGTGGTGACTTTTGGTTTCCAGACACAAAGGCAGATGTTAATGCTGTACAAGATGCAATAGCAGCAAAGAGTATTTGTCGCGGATGTTCGCATAGAACAGAGTGCGCTGAATGGGGTATCCGCAAGGAGTACTACGGAATATGGGGCGGTCTAACTCTTAGAGAACGTCAAGTGATCCGTCGCCAAAAGGGTATTAGGATTCATCAGGAGGAAGAGGATGCTTAATCTAAAGCGGGCGATGGGCGGTAGCCATACCAAGGCTAAGCCGTTGCCCGATGTATGGACTGGTCTAGTAAGTGAGTCCATCAAGTTTAGACGAGGGCAAGTATGTATGGTTGCAGCAGCACCTAATGCTGGTAAGAGTATGTTTGCTCTTGTCTATGCTATTAGGGCTAAGGTTCCTACACTTTTCTTTTCTGCAGATACTGATACTGCAACAGTACTAATGCGATCTGCAGCGCAGATCTCAGGACATACACAGTTAACTGTTGAATCTAATATGGATTTCAAAGAAGATTTCTACAGTGAACACCTATCTAAGATGTCACACATACAATGGGTATTCGATTCAAGTCCATCATTAGATGACATTGAGTTGGAGATTAAAGCCTACGTTGAACTGTATGGAATTGCACCAGAGTTAATTATCATTGATAACTTAATGAATGTTGCAGCCGAAACAGATAACGAATGGGCAGGGCTACGTGCAATTATGATGGAGTTGCACGATATGGCACGCAAGACAGAGGCTTGTGTCTTAGTACTCCATCACGTCAGCGAGCAGAGTGAGTATGGTTCCCCCAGTATGCCACCTCCGCGACGAGCAATACACGGAAAGGTAAGTCAATTACCTGCGCTGATACTTACATTGGGATATGACCCAGGACAAGGGATGTTGCGTGTGGCTGCGGTGAAGAATCGCTTTGGTCCACACACTGCAGATGCCTCTAAATGGGCTACACTATTTGTTAACTTTGCTTCCTGTCAGATTGGAGATCAAGATGCACAAGGCAGAGCATACTTACGTGTCTAATGGTTAATCCCAATGGACGTAAAGGTTCTCAGTTTGAGACAGATGTTATGAAGTGGCTTCGCAAATGCGGAGTTATGGCAGAACGTTTGACTAAGGCTGGGGCAAAGGATGAGGGCGACATCGTAACTGTTATCGCAGGAGAAACCTACATCCTTGAACTCAAGAACAGGGCAACGCTTTCGTTGCCTGAGTTCTGGAGAGAAGCAGAAGTTGAGGCGCTTAATTATGCCACTGCACGTGGTCTTGGGGAAGTACCACTGCACTATGTCATAGTTAAGCGTCGCAACGCTGGAATAGAAAACGCCTGGGTCATTCAAGACCTAGCACAATGGATAAAGGAGAAACAATAATGCCAGTACCAGAAGGTGACATCACAACAGCAGAGATCCTAGTACCAGAAGAAGTGGTTGAAGATTCAACTACTGAAGAAGAGGATGATGATAGTACGACTGAGCAAGGATGAAGTAAGAGTTTGTACGATGCTTGCAACAGAGCGTTGGCTTGCTAAGTATGGTTCTGTAGACAGACCTAACTATGCAGAAGGTAAGAAGAACGGCTACTTAGAGCACGAACTTCTTGCCAATGTGCGAGCCAACGTATCTGAGTGGGCGGTTGCATCTGTTACTGATACTGCTTGGAACGTACCGTGGTACCCCAATGACTTGCATCCTCGTCGGGCTAAGTTGCCTGATGTGGGTATTAACTTTGAGGTACGTACCGTACGAACACGTGACTCTATTCCATTTTGGAGTAAGGACAACGGCAAGATACTAGTAGGAACAAAGATTCTTGATGAAGATTATTACTCACAGGTTGAAGTCTATGGTTGGTGTAACCCTGAAGAGTATGCAAGCGCAACCTATAGAGATGAGACTATTGGTGGATGGCGTGTACCAGTAACTGAATTGAAGGAGTTCAAATGATCTGTGATAACTGTAGTAAAGCGGGCGAAGAGAATACTCTTACTCATTACAAGCGTGCCTCTAACTGGCACGAGAAGTGCAACGACAAGGGGTGTGTATGTCAACACAAGACTGGTCCAGGGTACGTAAAGCGGGAAGGTTCAAAGGTCCCGTTGATGCAAACACAATCCCCATAGGGACAATTGTTCTGCACTATGGAGGGGAAGTACGGGAAGGTAGGTCTGCATCTGTTAGGTGTTGCATCCATCCTGATAAAAGAAGAAGTGCTGTCATCAATACCTATGACAACTTGTTCTTCTGCCACACCTGCGGTAAGGGTGGCAATGCAGTAAACGTTGTAGGTATCATAGAGAACTTGGAGTTTAAGGATGCACTCGCACGAGCAATCGAGATCGTTGTTGGAAGCGGTCAATCACTACAGCAAAAACCTGGACGCAAGGGCAATAGAGTACCTAGAAGGACGTGGGATCTCTGAAGATATTGCCCAACAGTTTTCGTTGGGTGTGGTAACAGACCCGATCAATGGTCACGAAACGCACGCGGGCTGGCTTTCTGTGCCCTATCTGACCGCACTTGGTATGTGTGTGGGAGTAAAGTTTCGTAGGTTAGATGATGGTAAGCCTAAGTATGGTGCACCAGCAGGACAGAAGGGTCACCTCTATAACGTTGCTGACATCACCATTGATTCATCTGTTGTAGTTGTATGTGAAGGTGAATTAGATGCAGTAGTTGTATCAGGTATCTTAAACATCCCAGCAGTAGGAGTACCAGGAGTGCAGGCTTGGAAGCCACACTTTAATAAGTTATTTACAGGCTATGACACCGTGTACATAGTCGGTGACAACGACATCAAAGATGATGGCACCAATCCAGGTGCTGAGTTCTCTCGCCGTGTGTCACAAGAGGTAATGAACTCACGCATAGTATCATTGCCCGCATCAATGGACATCAATGATTACTACCTTGCACACGGCAAAGAAGAATCGTTGAAATTATTTGGAGGTGTGTGATGTATGACGATGACCGAGAACGAGTGGGTCATAATGTTACAGACTTTGCAGCATATGGGCTTTCACATCTTACAACAGGACAGGCAGAACCAACTGATACTCATACGCCCACAACCAACCCGTTAATAGATCACGCTGCGGTTACTGGGTACCGTGCAATGGGTGTGACAACTGAGGACTTAACATCCTTCATTGAATCCTTTGCATCATTGCGTGCTCACCGTGTCAAGGGTGTAGGTCACGACCAATACTCACACGCAAAGGGTCAGAAGTTTGAGTCCTTTACTACCTCAGATACCATCAGAGAATTGATTGAAGAGTTAGCAGATGCTAGTAATTACATTGACTTCCTTGCCATCAAGTTACTCAACATCCAACACACTATAGATCGGGTGTTACCTGACTGTGACTAAGCCACATCCAATACTAGATGACCTTGTACCTAGTGTAGTAACCATTGTTCATCGCCGTTATCGTAAGTATGTGGATCGTGTTGATCTAGTGCAAGAAGCATACGCTTGGTTGATGACACGTGTGTCCTACTTCAATGACTTACTTAACGAAGAGGATGAAACAAAACGCCTTATCAACCAGAAGCG